CTTGTTTCATCTTATTCACCTCTAATAATCTGTTTTAATTGTTAAATGTTTTGGTCTAGTGCCGTTACCTTTGTAAGCTACTGCGCTAGAGCTTTGTTTTACCTGATTTTTAGTATCGGACATTTCGATCATTTGTTGCTTATGCCTTTCTAAAGCATCTGGCGACCTTTCTTGTCGATACTTCTTTGCCAGTTCATGTAGATATTCATTTGCTTGCTTTCTACCGTTTGCCATTGCAACAGGCTTACCGTTACAAAATAATCTCTCATACTCATCAGATACGGGTTGCTGTAAATCTTTTGGTATGTGCGACATTCTTGCTTTGATAAATTCCAAGTCGCTGCAATGGCCTCGGTAAAAATACCATTTTGGTAAAATCATTTTCTGTAGCTCTGCCAATCAAAAACCAAAACCTTCGCGCCATCTTCACGCATTCTATCAACAGCTTGATCGCCCAAAACAGCCTTTAGATTATCCATATCAAGATTTGAAATAAAAATCGTAGGCTTCATGTTTTCATATCGCCCGTTAATTATGTCAAACATGAACATTTTTTCAGTCTCGCTACCAAACTGAATACCAACTTCATCAATTATCAAAACATCAAGATTTGAATAATAATTTATAACCTGTGATTCGGTAGCGCTGGATTCTCTTGACCACGTATCTTTCAGCGTTCTAATTAAATCTATGCACCTTATTATCTCAATGCTTTTTTTATCAATTAGCTCATGTATTACAGATGATGCCAGATGAGTTTTACCAGTACCTACAGAACCAATCATAAATATATTATGGCAAACAGAGCCAGCTAGAGCCATATTTGTGAATGACTTGCATACTTCAAGATTTTTGCTTTGCATTTCATTTTCAACCTTAAAGCTATCAAATGTTTTCCAAAGGTTTCTTTTTGATACGCCAGCTCGTTCAATTCTTTTTGCTAACCTATTTTTCGCATCCTCCCTTTCAGCCTCAGCTTCTCGATCAAGTCGCTCTTTATCTTTAATTTTTGCACATTCTGAGCAGTTATCCTTTACGGCTATCTTAGAGCCAAATGCACTAGTCTGTACTTCGTATTCTCCATGGATTTCACAGTTGAGTGTCTTTGGTAATTTATCCAAATCTTTTTCGCTTATAAATCTCATAACTCGCCACCTTGATACTTTTGAGTTTCAATTTTAAACACACTTTCATTTTGATTGTTGAACGCTTTAGCGCTTAACTGTGGGTATTTGTCTCTAAACTTACTTGCGCTAAGTATGTTTGTTTTCCAAAACGAATCCCTATTGGCCCAGCAAAAAACCTTCCAAGCCTGATCTAAATCAACTGAATCAGTTTCATTCAAAAGCCTTATTGAGTTAGCCCAGCTCTCAAGGTTTGGTTTTTTTGTGCTTGGTGCGATGTCTTTTATTTTTGCAAGCATTGCTTCTGCAAATCTAAATTGACGATCTGAGTATTTAAACTTACCACGTTGAGGCTTTACCTCGACAAGAGTATTTATAATATTCTTATTATCACTCTTACTATCACTATCACTATCACTCTTACTATCATTATCGGTAGATTTGGTAGCTTCTGGAATGGAGTCGTTACCAGTGGTAGATTTGGTAGCGCTTCGTGAATACCTTTTCTCAGCTATTAACCTGTTCTTTTCACACAGTTTTTTGTATTTTTCACCATCCCTGATAAATTGATTCTTGAATGGTGTAAAGGCTATATCTATCAAAGGGTCAAGGTCTAAATCTTCGCCTTTGTGATAATCAGCTATCGCCTTAAACAACTTTCCAGCTTGCTCATCTGACAGTTTTTCCAATATGGATAAGCTATCAAAATGAAGTAAAAATGACTTTCTCTCTTTCATGGTTTATAATTCCAATTGTAACGATATAAATATTAGCCAGTCTGACCCACTGGCTTTTATTCTTCCAAAGCTTTTTCGCACAAATCAATAACAGCCCTTGTAAAGTTCCCATTATGATTGTGGTTTGCATAGTTTTGAATTTTATCAACAAGCTCTTTGCTGAATTTTATTAACTTGCCCATTTTCTTTCCTTATGAATTATAT